GCAATTTACCAAGGTGACTTAGTGATTCCTACAACTGATGGTAATGTCACCAGACATACAGCAGATAACAGTGCATCTGTAATCGGAGTATTCAATGGGTGTTTTTATACTGATCGTACGACACAAAAGCCGACTTACAGCAACTATTACCCAGGTAGTATTGCAGCTGACGACATTACAGCGTTTGTAATTGACGACCCAGATGCAGTATTCCTAATGGATGCTGATGCGACTTTTGCTAGAGAGGATCTGTTTCGAAACTACTCAGTAACTAATGCTACTGGTAATACAAAAACAGGTATCTCAGAAGTACAACTTGATGTTGGTGCTTCAGGTACTAATGCTTCATTCGTTATTCAGGCGATTGATATCTCTCAAGACCCAGATAACAGTGATGTAGCATCTGCTAATGCAAACGTATTAGTAAGAATAAACAAACACTTCTACCGTGATGGTACAGGTATATAATAGAATAGGAGTATAAAATATGGCTATATCAAGATCACAGCTAGTCAAAGAACTAGAGCCAGGTTTGAATGCACTATTCGGCCTGGAATACGATAGATATGAAAACGAGCATGCTGAAATCTATGCAACTGAATCTTCTGACAGAGCGTTTGAAGAAGAAGTAATGTTATCAGGTTTTGGTTCTGCTCCAGTAAAACAAGAAGGCGCGGGCGTTGTATATGATCAAGCAAATGAATCATTCACTGCTAGATATTCACATGAAACAATCGCTTTAGCTTTCTCAATTACTGAAGAAGCTATCGAAGATAACCTGTATGACAGACTTGCAGCGAGATACACAAAAGCTCTTGCGAGATCAATGTCAAACACAAAACAAGTTAAAGCTGCTGCTGTGTTAAACAACGCACAGAAAACATCAGTCACAGGTGGCGATGGAGTATCATTAATTAATGCTTCTCACCCATTATCAACTGGTGGTACGTTCTCAAACGTATTAGCAACTGCAGCTGACTTGAACGAAACATCTTTAGAGCAATCATTGATTGACATCTCTGGTTTCGTAGATGAGAGAGGATTAAAAATCGCTCTTTCTGGCAGAAAAATGATAATTCCAAAAGAATTACAATTTACTGCAGAGAGAATTATGAGATCACCTCTTAGAAGCGGTACAGCGGACAATGACGTAAATGCTTTAAGACAAATGAACATGGTTCCAGAAGGATACAGAATCAATCACTTCTTAACAGATACTGATTCTTTCTTCCTTTTAACTGATGCTCCAAATGGTCTTAAACATTTCGTTAGAGCGCCAATCAAAACTGCTATGGAAGGTGACTTCAGTACAGGTAACGTAAGATTTAAAGCTAGAGAAAGATACAGCTTTGGATTCTCTGATCCAAGATGTATTTTTGGTAACGGTAACTTACCAACTAGCTAATAGGTTAAATCGTTAACAGTTAAAGGGGCGGTGAATTTACACCGCCCCTTTTTTTATGTATAATTAAATAACTGCATATAACTTCAGCACAGACGGATGCAGACGACGGCCTAGAGACTGTGTTGAAATAACTAGGAGAATATTTATGGCTAATACTACATTTACAGGCCCGGTGACTTCTTTAAACGGATTCATTGGTGGCGCTAACGCAAATGCAGGTGATACTCAACAAGGTGGCACAGCTACTTGGGAAGTAACAAATGCAACAACTTTAACAATCACTTCAGGAACAAGAAATGGTGAAACTTTACTTGCAACAGCAAATGAAGGAGTAATGATTTACACAGCTGATGGTGCATCAGGAAATGCAGTATATGCATTCTCAGATGGATCTAGCTGGTTGAGATGTGATACAAGAGTAGCAGTAGCTAACGCTTAATTTCAATAGTGCCCCTTCGGGGGCACAATAAAGGAGAACAACATGTCAAAAAGCGACATACAAGCAACAAGATTTACAGCTGCTTCATCTACTGCTGTTATCTCCCCTGCAGTAAGAGTGAGAGGTATTACAGTTGCATCTGATGGTACTGGAGCTGGTTCTGTTGTACTTAATACTGATTCACAATCAGGTGGAACAAATCTACTTACTGTAGATGTTCCAGAGGGAGATGTAATTAATTTAAATATTCCTGAAAATGGAATTTTATTTCCAAATGGAGTTTATGCTTCAACATTAACCAATGTGGCTGCTGTAACTTTATTTACTGATAAATTTAGTGCAAAAGGTTTTAACGAATAATGAAAAAAATTGGCTGCCAAATTAAAGGCTCTAGCCCAATTATTAAAAAATCTTTTGGTGGGGTCGCAGCGATTACTGATGCAATCGGTACAGCTGTCCCCGCTAGCACACTTTCTACTGGTATTAAAACTTCATCTAAAGCTGAAGCAGAAAAGAAAGAAGTTGAAAAAACACAAAAGATGAAAAAAGGAGGAATGCCTCCTAGAAATAAAAAGAATTTTAGACCTACTAAAAAAGGTGCTGGAATGACAAGAGCAGGTGTTGCTGCATATAGAAGAGCAAATCCTGGATCTAAGTTAAAAACAGCGGTGACTGGAAAAGTAAAAAAAGGTTCGAAAGCTGCAAAAAGACGTAAATCTTTTTGTGCGAGAAGTGCAGGGCAAATGAAAATGTTTCCAAAAAAAAAAAAAAATCCAAATTCAAGATTAAGACAAGCAAGAAAAAGGTGGAAGTGCTAATCATAATTTGCTAAAAGCATTTTATGTCTATTCAACCTATATTCTCTACTTTCATATCCCCTTATAGAAATGTAGATGTAGATCACAATTCTATTTTAAAAGATTTAAAAAAACTTAAATATGAAACTACAGGTGATGCAGGATCCGATATGTCTGTAGAAAAAAATATATTTTCGAAACTAAAAAAAGGAAAACAATTACATAAATGCTTATTAGAAAAGGCACGTGATACAATTGATCAATTACAGTATGATATTGATGCACAAATAGTTAATTGTTGGTCAACAAGAACTGAATCAGGTTATATGTCTGATTATCATACCCATCAAAACTTTTGGCTTTCGGCAGTTTATTATCCTCATGGAACTGAAGAAGATAATTATGCAATAAGATTTGCTTCGGAGAGAAATCAAGATTTCACACAATTTAGACCAAAAGAATTAGAGTTTAATTCTTATAATGCGACTACGTGGACATGGCCTATAAGACAAGGTGATTTGATTGTTTTCCCATGTTTACTAAGACATAAAATATTAAAACATGAATCCAAAAACACTAGATATTCAATAGCTTGTAATATCCTTCCTTTAGGAACTATTGGAGATGGTGATGGAACACTTACATTTAAAAAATTTTAATATGAATGATTGGTTAATTCACAAACAAATAAATATATCTGGATATAAAAAGACGATTGATAAATTACTTTCAAAAAAGTCTAATTTAAAAGAAAAAAGTACAAGGGGCTTTAATTCGAAGCAATATGAATTATTTCATTTAAAATATGAATTTGCAGATATTATCTGGGCTATTAAAGATGAAATATATAAATCAATAGGAGGATCATATAATCTCAAATCAGCATGGACAGTTTTGGGAGGAGAAAATAGTTATCATACGGTACATAGACACAATACACCAAGAAATCATGTTGCGACTGTTCTTTATCTAGATGTACCTAGATATAAAAATATGCATCAATCTGGTAACTTTTATTACTTTTTACAAAATGATGGTATAATAGAGCAATACGATATTAGCCCCAAGAAAGGAACTTTAGTTATAATGCCAATACATATTTTACACGGTGCATATCCTCAAGCAAAAGGCTTGAGGCAAACATTAAACCTTGATTTTGAATGTCTTACTTAAATGCCAGTACCCCACCGATTTATTGCAAAGTGCGTACTGAATTTTTATACGATATGGATGAAAAGAGAAAGGGCGAACGCGACTGTGTTATCTTCGGAATTACATCTATTACAGGTCGTGCGATCCTTTTTAACATTATGCTTACGAACGGTGCGTGCTTTTGGCGTTTGCCTATTTCAGCGTTTTTCCAAAAACATTTTTCTAGAGATCAAGTGCCCGATATGTGCCTTGACGAGTTACAATTGTGGAATTGTTTTAGTTATTATCCTAGCATTCATCGCTTTGATTGGTTGGATGGTGTAGATGGAAAGTTCAGAGGAAAAGACAAAAAATTTTACCCAGGCACGTATTTATTCACTGTGGACTGGGGACACCCTGAAGCCAACATACTCAATACGGAGCATTCTGAAATTCCTCAAGAACATAAGTGTGCACACATTTTGGCTCTTACTAACGGTAACTTTGCAGCTCAGCCTAATAATCGTATTTTGTGGCACATTAATAGTTATACTACTGATAACGATTGGCCGGACTTTAAAGTACAAAATACTTTGTGGGACTGCGAAGAATCGTCATGGGTAACAGAAGATACAGATAATTTTTTCTACGATATAGAAGTTAAAGAAAAAAAGTAATATAATTCACTTTTAGAAGGAGGTAACTATGAATCATAGAGACTTAAAAGCACCTTCATCTGCAGCCAAAAAAAGTAATAATTTGAAGGTTCAGTTGAAGAAAATGTTTTATGAACGTTCTAGTAGGCCAAGAGCTGATAAGAACGTAATTAATCCAAACTTAAAGGGGATATAATTGTGAGTGAAGAAAATAATAACGGCTTATACACTAAAGTGGCATTATTAATGGATAGAGAGTCTTCAAACTTCGAAGATATTATGCATAAATTGCGCAACATAGAGCAATCTAATAAGTTTATGTATGATGAAATTAAAGCAATACAAACTAGAATTAAATATATTATTATGGGCGTTTTAGCTGGCTTTGCTCTTATTAATACTGACGGATTAGATGATTTCATAAAGAGTTTAATGTAATGCAATTAACCATCAATTCAAACACAATCGGTATCGCAGTGGCATTTTGTATGCAGTTAGGTGCTTTGTTTTGGTGGGCTTCCCATATTCAAACACAACAACAAAACATTATTAATGAATTAGAAAATCAAGATGTATTACAAAAACAATACAATTCTCTCAAAGAAGATTATTTTGAATTAAGATATAAATTACAAATACTAGAAAGTAAGTAATGCTTTTAGTTATATTAGAAGCGTTTTTAATCACATTGTTAGTATGGAGCTTTGGAGTTATAATAGCGACTGTATTTATATGAAAATTTTATTAACCATTATTATGTGTTCAGCAGTTCACCAAGAGTGTCTGCCTCCATTGGAAGGTGGATTTTATGATGATTACTATCAATGTATGGAACAAGGTTATGGAAAGAGTCTAGAATTAGTACAAGAACTTGGCGTAGAACAAATAAATAAGCATAAACATTTTATTAAATTTAGATGCACTGAGGTCATGTATGACGGGGTTTGATTTTTTATCTGAAACTTTACAGAATTCTGCATGGCAAGAACTTTGGACTAAAATAGGCTTTCTTCTGCATCCGGAACGATTTAAGATTCTGTTTCCCTACTGTTTCTGGTACTGGTGCATGTGTTGTATTTTGCTTTACATAGGTTATAAACTTCTTAACAAAAAATAAAATGAAACTCACAACAAACTTTTCACTAGCTGAACTTACTGCATCGCAAACGGCAACTCGTAAGGGAATTCCAAACAATCCAACTCCAGGTCAAATAGAAAATTTAAAAAGACTTTGCGAGTCTATCTTACAACCAATTCGCAATCATTATGATGCACCTGTTATTGTGTCATCAGGGTTCCGATCTGCAGAGCTCTCAATTAATATAGGTAGTTCACAAAATAGCCAGCATTGCCAAGGGTGTGCGGCGGATATACAAGTCTCTGGCATTGATAATGAGAAGTTAGCGACTTACATTAAGAATAATCTCGACTTCGACCAGCTGATCCTCGAATTTTATAAAAAAGAAGAAGGGCCTCACTCGGGGTGGGTTCATGTATCCTATGTAGGTAAAGAAAATAGAAAAGAATCCTTAACTGCCACAAGAAGTGAAAAAACAAATAAAGTAGTCTATTCACCCTGGTAAATACTTGAATTTTTATCTATATAATTTATAGACATTTCTAATGAATAAAATTCAAAATTGGTTCGGTACTTCAATATATCGTTCGAGTATTGAAGGATTTAACAATATTAATAAATCAATATTACCTTTAATTACAAAAAATGTTAAAAATCATAATAGTACGACTGCTAGATCAACTGACACACAATCAGAAGAAACTAAAGCAATTGGTGATACTTTACATACCGACAAAAAATTTAATAAACTTTTTAAACAAATCGAAAAAGAGATCAAAAGCTTTTTAAATCATGCTAATTTGAATACAAAAATATTTGATGCATACATAACTAAAGCTTGGGCTACATGTACATTTAAAGATCAATATGTATCTCTTCATAGGCATATGGCGTCACATTTTTCATTTGTGTATTATGTTAAAGCTGAGAATCAAGGAAATATAGTTTTCATTGATGACCAAACACGATTGCCTGGATTGCAGATTGAGAGAAAAGAACCAAATTTTACACAGTGGTCAAATTTCAATGCATCTAGAATTGAATATCCTTCTCAGAGCGGTGTTTTAATTATTTTTCCATCATCTTTATATCATGAAACACTACAGAATAAGTCAAATGATTTAAGGGTATCTATTTCAGGAGATATTATCTTGACTATGAAAAAAGGGGTTAAATCAGAAAATAATTTACCATCTCCTTCTACATGGAAAAAAGTATGAGTAAAGTAAAAGTAATTGATAACTTTTTAGATATAAACGATTTTAAAAAAATTCAAGCTGAAATGATTGGTGATCATTTTCCATGGTACTTTTCTTCAATAATAAGTCATAAAGAAAGTGAGATGGAAAAGGTAAAAAAAGAGTTTCCAAAACCAGAAAATTATTACTATAAAAACACACAATTAGTACATACGTTTTATGTTGATCACAGTCCTCACTCAGAGTGGCTAAATATATTAAAACCTTTAACTGAAAAAATTAATCCAAAAGCTTGGCTTAGAATAAAAGGCAATATGACAACAAGACAATCAAAAAAATATGTTCATGGATTACACAATGATTATACATTTGATTGTACTACCTCAATATTTTATTTATGTAATACAAATGGTGCAACTATATTTGCAGATGGCACTGAGATTGAATGTGTAGAAAATAGATTAATTTCTTTTCCATCTAAGATGTCTCATTCTGGCAGTTGTCATACGGGTCAAGGAGCTTTTAGAGTTGTATTAAATTTAAACTATATCGAATAATGAATTGGCCACTTACAGTTATAGATGATTTTGATTTAAACGTAGATCGTTTAGTAGAGTACGCTTCTAAGTTAGAATACACACCTGGAGTAAAGTACCCAGGATCTAGAAGTGGTCATTTACATCAACTTCATCCAACTTTGTTTTATAAAATATGTATTAAAACAATAGCTGCTCTATTCCC